GTATGTTTTTGAGTGATTGTATAGAATGACAGGATTCTTGGAATACTTCTCCCACGCATCCATTATTGCCTTAGAATCAACAAGTTCTCCATGCCTGTCTAGCATATCATCTCCACCGACATAAACCGCACCACGAATCTTGACATCATCTGATTCTTTTTCTTGAATTGTTTTGTCAACTTTGAATGGTGTAATTATTCTGTAATGAATCTCAACAGGCATAGATTTTCCAGCCTTAGATTCAAAGTCATTATCTCCAACTATTGTAGCATCATCTATCGAGATTTCGTGAGTCATATCTTCGCTTGTAGAAGTTATGGTTCTTGAGGGATTCGCTTCTTTCTTAGATGATTGAGGATGACCACTTGGAAGCAAGTCTGTATCGTGCTTACCACCCCTGAATCTACCATTCCTCAAAACATAGAGAAATGAATTTACCCTAGCATACGCCCATTGTTCTGCTGAATTGACTGTTGGGCGAACACTTTGAGGGTTAGTTTGGTATGCCCCCACTCCCCTATCAAAAACGGCTGAAAGTGTTCTTACATTTGTTCTTTTAGATTTTGCATTTCCAACTTTTTTATTGTGGTCATCTGCTTTTTGTTTGAGAGTTTTTTTGACAGCAGCAGATGCTTTTATTTTCGGTTCTTGTCGAACTCTTAACATTGAAACTTTTACAGGAACAGTTCTGTTTGAACGTGAAAAAGTGCTATCTTCATTATCCACATATACACGAACTATTGCTACTTGATTATCAGATGAAACTTCTACTTTTTCTGAGCCACCTTCACTTGTAGCAACTGAGATACTTCCTGATGTTTGAACTCTCTCAACTTTTCCAACATATCTTCCTTTTCTTGTAGTCCAAGAAACAAAATCTCCTGACGAAACTGAACCCTGTGCAGCCTTATCTTCTGCATCAAAAGTTCTCTTTAATTTTCTTGACCAAGATAACCCTGCTCGGCCACCCCAAAGTAATGCAGCAACCCATGCTGGTGAATCTTTATCGTAAGTCAAAAACCTTGCATTTCTTCCCCACCATCGAACCATTTTTTTGGCTTTGGCAACTGTGATTGGTGTACCCCTAACAATTGCTCTTGCTTCCCTAACTGTGGCTGGTTCTAATCCACTTCCACCCATTCCTTCTTCTACCATTTTTATTCCTGTTTTACAGGCCGCTTTGACACCTGCTGGTGGAGTTAGTTGTTGTCTTGTTGGCGTTTTCTTAGTTTGGAGTTCTGTCATTTCAATACCCCATAATTTGTTTCAAATTCATCTAGTGATTTTGTTAAAGATTTTTTCAAATCTATTCTTGCATCTTTCATTACTGAAATTAACGCTGGTCTGAGATATGGGATTGGGTCATATGGTGCAAAACTAAATCGGCCAAATTCAACATATCTTGCATAGTCAACCATAGTTCCTTGACCACCAAAAGAAACAATCCTTTGTGTAGGATTTGCTGTTAATTCTATTCTTCCACTCGCTCGCAATGCACCTGTGCGTACAGGGGCATTTTTCTTTGCTTGAGTTAGTATTCTTGAAGCCAATAAATCTAGGTATGAAGGAACTATTTTGGTTGGAACTCCTTTCGACCCTTTTCTTAATTCAGAAGCGAAACGAGAAAAAGGATTTGCCATATTTTATTCACTCCAAATCTAGTATCTCAGCACCCTCAACATCAGGTTTCAAAATCTGTGAATCAGCCACAGGTTCTATTGGATTAATTTCGTCAGATGCTTCGTATGGGGTAAATGTGCAGCGACAATTTGGATGGGCTGGAATTACCCCACCTGATTTGTCAATTGGATATACAGCATTCTCAAAAGGAATACACAAATCTCGGTCTGTTACAGAATCAACAGTTACTAATCTTTGGACTTGTGAAAATCCTAATTTTTTCAATCCTGAAAGATGTGAGTTTTCAACAACTCTTCTTGTTTCTGTTCTAGCAATTCTGTTGTAATAATATCTTGGGAATGCTTTTCCTGATGGGTCAATTACTTTTCTCATTTCTCTTTGAACCCATTGCCAATTTTTACTATCTGCAAGTGCTGATTCAAAGACTGTAAATATTTCTTTTCTGAATGCCCCAAGAGTGTTTCTCAATGCTGGAACTCTCCACCTTGCATTCCAATATCTCATTGCTTCTGCATCTCTAAAATCAAAAGATATTCCAACACCTGATGCAGATGCCATTGTAGCAAGAGTTTCATCAAAACCAACTGTAAGTGCAGTTGATGTTGAAATAGTTTGTTTGTCAAGTAATTCTTGTAATTCTCTATCGAGTAAATCAACCATCCAAACTAAGTCATCTCCACCAACTGCTTTTGTCAGAACACCGTCAAAATCAGATGTTGGGTTCAACACGTTTCCAAGACTGTATTCAAAAACATCTGTCGGATTTATTCTCTCAGAATATTTGTCAATTAATCTGTCAGCAAATTCTTCCTGATTTTTCAGAAGTTTTTTTTCTGTTTCTCTTGTAGTTGTTCTGATAATTCTATCATATTGATTTCGACTTGCATCATCAACTTTTTTTTTCATGTTTTGAAGTTCTTCTGTTGAATATGTTATTTCAGTTTCAGGCTCAGAAAACTTAGGCATATCACCAATTTCTTCTTCATCTTCTTGTTCCATTGGATTTGGAAATAAATCATCTAAACCAACATCTGATTCTGAATCTGTATTGGATTCTGCATCAGCATTTTTTGGAGTGTTGATTGAAAGTTTTGGACTAATGAAAAATGGGTCATCTGCTTGTTCATTTTTGATTACAGGGAAACCTAACATTTCTCTTGCTTCATTGATTGTAATTGCTGCTTCTTGTCTTAATGTTGCCACAGCAGATGCCTGTGCTTTCAATGTCTCGGCTCTTTCTGTTTCTCTTGAAGGTCTGATAGTTACAAACTTGAATTTCCAATCTGTAATTCCAAGCAATGGAAGTATTCGATTATTCATCATAGAAGATATCCTCGCATGATAAGATTCGATAACATCATACCAAGCATCAAGTTGTTGCTCAGGATTTGCTAATTTACCTGTCTGAACCCAGCCAAGTTTCATTGGTGGAATACCAAAAACAGCACAGATTTCTTCACGGTAATAATACAACAAATCTAACTGTGCCCCTTCTCTTGTTGAATCAATTAATCGGTGCATATTGAATCCTGTTCCACCGTTGATTGCGATAAGTCCAAATGGTGATTTTCCACCTGATAATTGTTGCTCGATAAGACCTAACATAGATTTCATTTCGCTGTTAGAAATATCTCCAACATTTAGAATGGTTTTTGGTAAAGTTCCTGTGTAAAGCATATTCAAATAATTTGATAGATTTAATTGACCTGCTATTATCTCCATTAAAGGAATTAATGGACTTGAACCATATCCTCTACCTTGCTTAAACTTAGCAATGTGAATTACCTTATTTGCATCGAACTTTCTAACCACTTTGTCAATCGTTTGAATGTACGCCATTTTTGGTGGCTTTGGAGTTTGATTTGCTGGAACGAGTTTCATGGTTTCTGATGGAATAGTCCACACAGCCAACAAGTCTCCACCATATGACCAATTTTCACCATTTGCAGATGATTTGTCGGCACTTCCATCGAGTTCTAAATAGGCATCCCCGAAGAGGATTAAATCGAACAGAAGAGACTCTAACCATTCATCTCCCATATCGTCAGGATTTGGGTTTTTGAAGAACTTTCGCAACTTGTCTAATTGTTCTTGACTTCCCTCATCTTTTCCATCTGCTAAAACAAATTCATATCCATTCGCAAGAGTATCATCAACACATCTTCTCAAGATTGCATTTACGACTTCCGATTTAAGAGAAATTTGTCTGAGAAGATTGTATGAAACTTGTGTATCTGCACCTGATGCAGATTGACGGCCAGCAGTTGTTGCTAATCCTATTTTTGACAGGGATGCAAGAGTTTTTCCATCCCAAGAAACTCCATCATTTCCCATATTACCATTGATTAAATCTGACATCTTTTGAGTATCAGAAGGGTCAGCCCTTCTTCTCAAAAGCCTGTCAATGATACTTCGCTGACGCTCGGCCATAAGTTAATGGGTTGTGTTCCGGTTTTTCACCATGACGGCTCTAACCTAGTTTATTGGTATCTAACGAAATTATTGAGAACATGAAAAAAAGTATCAACCAGCAACAGGTTTCAAGAGTCATTTATCTCAAAGAACCATTGGTATTCCAACGCTTGCTGAGACAGCAGCGAAGAAAATTAAAGCCATCTTTTGAGTCCACATTTCGACAAACTTTTCAATCGGAGATAATCTAGTTTTGATTACAGCGACATCAGTTTTTAATTTATTCATATCTTTTTCGACATGAGCAAGGTGGTTGTCTTTCAAAACTGTCATATCTTCTCTAATTTGAATCAAAGATTCTTTGATAAAATCGAGTTCTTCTGACATTTAGAATCACTCTTCTTCGGTGTTGGCTTCAACAGACTCAGAAAGGCGTGATATCAAATCTGCTTTTGTTCCTGATGTTGGGAGTCCTTTTTCTTTGCACAGTTCTACTAATTCTGCTTTCTTTTTAGCATCCATAGCAGCAGTTAAATCTTCAACTGCATCTACAACATCATCAATCTTACTTTCACTTTCTGTTAAAGTTTCAATTACTTCGTCAAGACTTACTTTACCATCAGCCATAATTTTCTGATACTTTTTCAATCCCCATACTGTCAGTCCAAGAACTGCTGCTAAAACAGCAATCCATAATTCTAAATCTACTCCATATATTTGCATTTACTTCACCTTAATTTTTCTTTTTTGTATTGAACTCATCCATGTCTAATTCGTGCTTTTGTCTTAGGGCTGCTTGTTGTATCTCATGTTGGATATGAGCATTCTCCATTTCCTTGACGTGAGCAAGGAATGCTTCTGCACTTTTCATTTCAGATTCAAGACGGGACGGTAAAGCAGAAAGTTCTGCTGCTTGTTCACTTTTCCATGATTCCAAAACGGAATTCATAAACAACAATGCTGGTGAACCAACAATTGCGATTAGTGCAACATAGAAATCAAGATTGTCTTGGATTAAACCCGTATCATCTTGGATTCCTGAATAGATAACATAACAGGCGAAAAACAACCATGCTAAGATTAGTGGAACACCTAGAACTATGAGTAAAATATCATTGAATGTAATTGGCTTTTTGGGGCGTGTTGGGGGTTGAATTGAAGCAGTAGTTTTAGCCATACTAGTCGCCTTAATTCAAAGTCTGTTTTATCGAGGCTCTTTAGAGTATCGTCAGAAAGAGTAAGTTTTGATAGATTTTGAAGAATACTTCTAAATTAGTCTAAAATTATAGTCAGATATGAAATCATTGATATAGGGAAACCACACCCGAAGGCTCATGTCAACACTTAGAATGTGGGGAAATGCAGTACGAGCGATATGGAACAAACCACTCCGAAAGGAGATGTTAAGGAATGGAGAATTCATTGCTTCTCATCTTCAAATGTTAATCGGACACATTTGTTTCTTAGAATGGGTAATACAGACAATCTTGGGGGTACTTTGAATGCAATACGAAGAATGGTTTTGTGGTGGAATATTCACAATCGGGCATTCGCCTGAACCTGCTTGCATATGCACACAAAATTGCACTCCAACACCTTATGATTGGAGTCAACACAGGAAATAAAAATACCTAACTAAATCAGGGGGTTGCCTTCGGGCAATCCCCTTTTTTTATTTTGAAAATCGAAACCATATAGACCCTCAAAATATCAGCAGTATTCGTGAGCGATAGTATTACTGCTAAATTAACAGCAACACAAGCAAGAGAAATCGCAATTTATCCTGATAGATGGAGTCAGTATTTTAGAACAATAAATGGTCAGCCATTTAGCCTTCACGAAAGACCATATTTGATAGATGTCTATCGGCATTTTCAACCAAGCAATAAATCTTCAAAAACAAAAATGGTTGTTCTCAAATGTAGTAGAAAAGTTGAGAAAACTGAAACCATCTGTAATCTACTAATGTATGGCCTTCTGAACATACCATATTTCAATGCAGTTTACACAGCACCAAGACAACCACAAGTTAGTAGATTTGTTGATGAAAGATTCAATGGTGCTTTGATGTCATCTATCAATGGTGGATGCCTGATGAAACCAAGAATCAAACAGTCAGTTAGCCACCAAACTTTTGATGTTGGTGCAAGGTCTTTGAATCACCTATATGCTTACTCAAATTGGGGTGATGCACATGGTCTATTGGGTATCGAAGCAGACATGGTATGTATTGACGAATATCAGGATTCGGGTGCAGATGTTTTACCTATGTTGGTTGAGATGTTAGCACTATCAGAATACAAGTGGGTTCTTGTTAGTGGAACTGCTAGAGAACAGGGTTCAGACTTTTGGAAATTATGGGAGAAAACTACCAAAGGAGAATGGAACGGAGAAGAATGGATTCATGGAAATTCAGAAGAAGGAATTATCGGATATCATATCAGTCAAAAGATGCATCCTGAAATTACTGATGAAGATATCAAAATGAAAAAAGCAACTTACACTCCAAGAAGATATGCGAATGAAGTTCTTGGAGAATTTTTCGCTGGTTCGACAAAACCGTTGACTTTTGATGAAGCATTGAAGGCTGTTGACACCAACAGGAAGATTTTGAGATTTGTAGATGCACCGGAAGAAACTGTGATGGGTGTTGATTGGGGAAATCAAACAACAGTTGTGATTATGAGAAAAAATGGTGAAATTGTAAATGCTCTAAAATTAGATTCAAGGGCTGACTATCAAAACGATGAAGTTGAAGAAATTAAGAATCTCATAGAACGCTATAATTGCGTACAAGTTGTATGCGATATAGGGTATGGGGCAAGACAGGTAAAAGAACTCCAAAGAGAGTACGGAGATATGGTAAAATCGTGTTATTATTCTAGTCGGCCATTGACTCCATTTCAATACAAGAAAAGAGACAACAATAGAAACCTAATTTACATGGCTGTTGTAGATAGAACAACTTACATCGAATCAACAATTGAAGCAATCAAAAATAAAGAAATTTCTCTACCATACAAAACAACAGATTTGGAATGGGTTTTACACGAATGGACTTCTTTGAATTCATCAGCAGAACAAGATGAACAAAATATGCGACCAACTCATGCTCAAAATAAAACTAAATTTGGTAGAGATGGAGATGACCACGCATTTCATGCTTTATTGTATGCAAGACTAGCAATTGGATTCGATGAAGATAGTGGAATGCCCCAAATTGGCGTGTTTGGAGACTAAAATCTTACAAATATCAATAGAAGGGTTTCTGACCGTTTTTTGGGGTCGCTGGTAGGTAGAGTCCTAAAACACAAAAGAGGCCGTCAGATTGGCTCTAAATAGGCAAATATCGGAAAATAAGGGTTTTGACCCCTAGCAGGTTGCAGAATAAATCAAATTTAGAAAAAAATAGTCAGAAATACAGAATATTTAGATTTGTAAAAATCTGAAAAAAAGATGTTGAGTGCTTTTTCGACCATGTTGAACTCAACAGTATATGAACTATGCAAATTGAATCTCAATCGTGTTCCAAAAGAATATCAGCAGTTCCACCATTCAAAGTCAAAACTGCAACAATTCCAGCAGGGAATAAAATACCCTCAAAACCATATGTAACTGCACCAGCAGCCAAAGTGAAAGTATGAACAAGATTTGCGGCTGCAATATCACCTACAACTTTACCATTGTAAAGTGCTAATGTTACTGTTCCACCTGTTGTATTACCTGCTATGGAAAGTAGGTTAGTTGTTGATGCAAAAACTAAGTTGTTTCCTGTTGCTAAACTGAACGCTCGGTTTCCCATAATCATCGAAGGAGAAATTACGGTTAATTACTGTTGATGTCAACAGGTATATCTAAGATGTCAGAGAAAATATTTTTGTGAATTGTAAAATGTAGATGACGGATTCAAGCCTGAGCATCTACACAATTCACAATTGCAGTTGGATTTGACCAAACCCAAACTGCTGTTTTGGATTCCACATGAATCCAATTTTGTCCATTCCATTTTATTGGCCTAGAGCATAGCATACAGAACTCACATTGGCAGCGTGGTTGGTCATCCCCAATGGAGATAGAGGATAGACCACAATCCACGCATACGCTTTGTGAGTTTGTTACTTTCATTCTACTAATTCCCCTGCTTTGTTTTGGAAGGAAACTTTGGTATCTTCATCCAACCAATTTTCTGCTTGGTCTTTGTTGTCGAAAGTCATAATGACTGAGTTAGTTTCTAGGCATACAACAGCCCATGAACCGCCTTCTAATTGCATAACAACTCGGCTTACTTCATTCTCTATTTCTTTCTCAATCAATGCTGCTGATTTTTTACCATAAGGCAGACCTGCATTCTTAGCACAGGTTGCACCATATCCATGAGTCATTGAAACATCTGTTGAAAGGTGCTTGTTGCAGAAACAACAGTAACCACTTTTTCGACCTAATCTACGGATAGTTGCGATTGGGTCTGCACGAAGGGATTGAAGAACTATCCAAGTATCGTCAGGAAGCCCCATAGAAGGTGTCATAGTGCCGTTGAAACGGTTTACATTACCTCTTGCTAGGGTTGCACCATTTTGGATGAATCTACGGCTATCCTGAGAAGATGCTCTTTCTGCTTCTGTAAACTGTAATTCTGCTGATTCGGATGTTCCTGTTCTTTTGTCAAAGAAGTTTAGTGGGCGAATTACTAATTCTCTTTGAAATGAATTGAAAGTTTCAACACCTTTTGTTCCGTATTTTGGAACGCATGGTGCTGGTGCTTCTTTGGTGTTGGACTCAACAACTAAAGTGATGATTGGGTGTTTCAAAGGTTTGCCGTTTTCTGAACCTTCAAACTGATTGAATAGTTCAACAACTGCATCCCATCCATCTTGCACTTTAGTAACGTCAGGAGAAGTCGCAATTCCTTTCTTGGTTAATTCCCCAACCCAATACATTTGCTTGTCAGAAAGACGGCCATATTTATTCCATGAACCAATCAAATCAATTGCGAAGTTTTTGTCTCGACCTGTAAGACTTTCATGGACTTTCTTTAGAGCATCAATTTTTGGATTTCCACCACGACTTGCTTGAGGCGTATTTAGTTCCTTGACATAATACATCTGAGAAGAAGATAGTTTTCCGTTCGCTAAGAATTGACTAACTAAAGATTCAGCGAAACTAATACTTCTGTTTGGAACTGTACCCATATCTAAAGCATCTTGAAGTGCTGCAATCTCAGGATGAGAATGACGAGTTTCAACATCGGTTTCAACAACTGAATTCTTTTTAGAATCAGGCAATGTTGAAAATTGTTTTTCTGAGATGAAACTTAGACCTGTTCCATTGCACCATTCACAAACACTTGCTTTGTTGTAAATACTAGCCCTAGTTCTACCTTTACCTTTACAGCATTGACAAGACACTAGAACAGCACCCTTTAGGGATTTATCCCAATTTGCAGATAGTTGTTTTAGATATGGTGCTTTGGCACTTCCACGCTTGACTTTTGTAACAGAAGGCTTAGTGCTAGATATTGTTGTTATGTTGAAAGTTGCTGGCTTTGGTAAAATGTTATTCAGGCTAGATTGTCTGCATGGATGTTCATCATATTGACCACCTGAAACTACTTTTGTATCAGCAATAGAATGGAACAAAATACCATCCTCACAAACATAGTAATATTCTCCATTTGAATCAGTTTTTCTTTGAACAAGTATAGACTTTCTTAGACAGTCATATCTTTGCCCGATGTAACCAGCACGACTTCTATAATCCAATGGAATATGAATAGTTTCAGGAGAAGAACCATCTGCAAATCCACAAATCAGATTTCTTGTTTCATATCCATTACCCATGTTTTCTTCTCCATAGATTCCAACTTCGGCTTTGGCTGAAACATTCCAACTTCTCGGCTTGAGAACTTTGTATGATTGTCTATCTCCACTCATGACTAATTCAACCATATCTTCACCTGCATAATATTTCAAAATAATTTTTTTGCCCCACCAATCAACGGGTATATTGTAAAGAGGTTTGCGACCATCAACCGAAGCACGAACTTGACCACCATGAGGGCTGTATGCAATTGGTATGTGGCTTATGTCCTCACATTGAATCAAAGCAAGATGTTGTTCTTCACCGGAAAATCTCTCTTGTTTCAATACAAGTCCTTCTGATTGTAATTTCATTCTTATTCGATTATATCTTTGAATCGGAGTTAAGTCATAATCAAATTCTGCTGGCTTAATCCTACTTTTTGGGTCATTTAGTGTGTTTTCTGTTATCATGTTATCATTTTCCTTGACCTACGGGT